GAAAAGACATCTAGACCTCCTAGTCGTAGTCTGAGCCGTAATCTTCTCCACTATAGCTTGGTGGATTACGAAAGCGATCCCTACGGAATGAGGGAGTAATGCGGTTAGTGTTGGCACGTATAGCGTCAATACCTGATTTGGTAATACCGCCAGCCTTAATACCAACAACAGCACCAGACTTCTTACCCTGATACTCTAGGCTTTCTGCTAGTTTTTGATACTGAGTTGCTAAGTCGCTGTAATCAGCACTTATAGCGTTGTCTATTGATGTCGTTACTTTGCGTGAATACTTAGCTGCAATAACCCTTGCGCACCAAGCCCCAGCATAATATACGTTATTATTGGTTTGAGTCAGAGCAAAAACGATCTCTTCATTCTGAACTTGTTGTTCATTACTGTCTGTATCACCTACTAGTAATCGGACAGCATTGATACGACCAAAAGTCGATGTTGTCTCAAGATCACTTTCGTCATAACTCCAAGCCATCAATCTACCTCATAATGTCCGTGGTTTCTACGCCAGCTACGAATAAGCCCACGCTGTTTGTCTAGTATCTTAGATGTTTTACACTTATGTTTCTCATACATATTAGCGTTAGGTGTCTTAGCCTTAACCTTGGCATTGATACTCTTAACGACTTCGTGTAGTCCATCTATGTTTAATTCTTCTAGCCCATCACCAGCCTTAACTTCTTTTTCTAGTTCAGCATTGTGATGTAGCATCCTCTGATTATAGAGAAACATCACATTGGTTTCTGGCATGGACATCTCTTTCCATTTGAACTCTTGTCCTGACTCCCATGTTCTTCCTGCTGCATCAAAAGGTACACGCACGAATAAGGGGCGGTCAAACTGGAAAGGAATTTGTTCTTGTCGGATCATGTTACACCTATCAGTAGTGAATAAGGGGGCCACTACAGCCCCCTAGAGTAAATAGCTTATGCTACAACTGTGTCGAAGAAGTAACCCAAGTCTGCGCCTGTGACTTTCATATCGTAGGACATTTTAACTTGGATGTGTTCTGCAACTTGCATACGCTTCAATGCATCGTCAGAGAATGACTCAACAGTGATACCCAAGTTGTTCACACCTTGTAGGTTGTTCCATGCGAATGTCGCACCAGCCATTGGTGTCATTAGACCTGCACTTGGGGCAACGTGTGCCAATAGAGCATGTTTACCACCGATGAATGCATTACTTTCTGCAACACCTTCTGCTGATGAGTTTTTCACTGCTTCCATGACGTAGAAGTTCTCTACCTCAAAAATCTCAGCCAACTTAGCGTTAGTGATCAATGCAGTGTTTGTTACAGTCGCACCACCGTTCAAACGTGCTAGGATGTCTGGGTGGTTGATCAACTTATCACGCACCTCTTTACCGACAACCATTGTGTTTGGCTTGAAGCCACCAGATTTTAGCTGCATAGTACGACGAGCAGTTGTTACGTCTGCGATTGGTGTACCGTTTGTATAATCTGACCACAAGTTTGATGGTGTTGATTCTGAACCCCAGATTGACGCTGCGAAGAAGCTTGAAGCAAACTGTTCTTCACGATGGATCAATAGACGGTTAGTTAGTGTTGTAGCACCTGCTGTACGGATGTCTAGGGCTGCATCTTCGTTAGCAAGAGTTTGCTGGTCGAAGTCCATACCTAGGCCGTATACGTCAGCATAGAATGATGCGTTTGATAGTGACATACCGATGCGATTGACTTCTGTGCGTGGTGCAAGAGCCTTAACATCACCTGTACGGTTCATGTTGTCACGATCATAGATGTAGTATTTGTCAGACTGTTTGTCTACGCCTACTACTGGGAAAACCTTATCAGCGATAAAGTTAGCTTGGTCTTGTACATACGCAACTGTGAGGTTAGTCAACGGCTGGTCGATATGTACCGAATTTGGTGTTAGTAATGGCATTTTCTATATCCTTCCTATTGCTGGTTACGCCGCAGCGTTGCCGCCTTGGATTAGTTCGACAGCGATGACCTGTCCATCAACACCAGCTTCTGTAGCATAGCCCATTACAATGTTACCTGAAGAGGCTGTTACAGCGTCACCTGATGCGTCAGTTGCAACAGCAGCACCAGCAGCGATTGTGCCACCAGCAGTTACCATTACTTTACCTGACATTACGACAGTAGCAGCTTCACCAGCCGCAGGGTCATTGATGCAAACTCCAACGCAGTTTTCACCAGCAGAATCAGCTAGATCAACTTCACCGTCTGATTCCAATGTTACGAATTTAAATTGTGCTGCTGCTAGGCTCTCACCTGCAACAAATGTCCGTGTGTCACGGGATTGCATTACAGCCATAATTATTCCCCTTTATAGCTTTTATTGATAAGGGCTTTACCTTGGTCGGTCTTAGCTACAGCAGCGTATGCTTTAGCGTAGTCGCCCTTCTTCATTTTGTTTTCATCCATGTAAGATTTTACAAGGGATTCCATTTTGTCAGTTGCAGTAGCGAACTCACCGTCTGCATCTGATTTTCCTACCTCTTTCATGCTTTCTGCGAATGTCGCATCGGCAGCTTTAAGGGCTTCCATAACACCTTCTACTTCACCGAACTCAGCAACCAAGGATTTAGCTACATCTTCTGCAAAGTGTGGTAGGGCTTCTGTTGCACGTTTTGTTAGTTCTGCATCAGCTTTAGCAAACTCTGCTTCTTCCAATGCTTTGAGAATAACGGCAGGTACATCTGCTTTATTGATTTGTTCACCTTCGTACTCAATGTACTCTGGTTCAACTTTCTTTTCGATTGAGTCAGACTTGATAATGAAACCGTTTTCGATAAGAGCCTTACGTAGGTCTTCGTTCTGGATTTTCAGTGTGTCGTTCTCAGCTTTCAGCAGGTCTAGTTCATCAATCTCTGCTGCGTCAGACTTCTTCATGTCCTCGTCATAGGCTTTCATTGCCTCTTCTTCGGTCATTCCTTTGTCCATATAAGGCTTTAGTTTTGCCTTTAGGTCGTCTGACATCTTTTCTACGTTATCTGTCATTTGTTCCTCTTCGGAGTTGTCACGCTTGAATAGGGAAACCATAGCTTTTGCATTGGCAGGACGATCCACTAAGGATAATTCCTCTAGTTCAAGCTGTTTTAAAAGGTTAGCCATTATAGTCTTCCTTTATTGCTCTACCGCCAATGCTAAAGGCGGCTAATTCACCAGACTTGACCTTGGCCCAAACATCGTCGTTATACACTTTAAATGCTACGACCCAGCCTTCACGGTCACTCTGTATGCCAAGGGATTCACCAATCTCTTTAGTGACTGGCATAGAGTGAATGACTGCGCCAATCTGGTCCCCTTTGTGCATCTCTTTACCGACACGTACATGTTCCATAAACTTGTTTACGGCACGAACCAAAGTATCTGGCTCAATAACATCACCTTGTCGATCTACTACAGGTTCACCCTTTTCTGTTACTACTGATGCCCAACCGTATACCATACGTTGTTCGTCGTCAGCTTTAAGGATTTGCCCTTCGATATTCTTTGTTAGGTCTGACACTGATGTGCCTCCTTCCCACATACGACAGGACCAGTAACCTGCTGTCGTCTTGTCTTTCTTGGTATCACATGAGTGGCGTGATCTAAAGTTTGCACGTGCCTTTGGATCGTCCCGACGAATTTCCATGTTAGGGTCACCGAAGGTAACACGCTTTACTTTGTCGCCATCCTGTACGAATACTTCAAACTTCTTGTTACCACCAGATAATCTACGTGGTTTGTTTAAAGTCACCTTTTCACCTTGGTACTCTGCCTTGGCGAACTCTTCTTTCATTACTTCCTGTACAATGACCCGTAGAGCCTCTAAGCGGTCCTCTGAGGGCTTGTCTTCATCTTCTGTACGGTAGTAGTCTAAATACTCTTCATGGCTACCACAGGGCATGTATACGGCCTGTCCGTCAACTTCATGCACATGAATGGCACCACCGCACCCCATATCCATAGAACGGCTACGTGCTTCCATCTCTGTCGTGAATACGTCATTCGCATACTGTGCCTTTAGCATCTTCTTCGCTTTACTCTTAGAAGGGTGCGACGAAGGTAGAAGGTCTTTGTCGTGATTAGCTGATTTAGAACCACTTACGATACGTAGAAAACTATTGACACGAGCCATTGCCCATTGTTCTGGTGACTTGACATTAGGTCGAACACTTGAAGGATTAGTGCGATAGGCTCCAACGCCACGGTCATATACTTGCTCCAACATACGCATAGTAACTTTATGCTTAGACTTCTTGTTGTGTTCTTTGACTTTGTTCTGTAAAGCTACTTTAGGCATTATACATCTCTATATGTGTTTTCTACGAGTATCAGATCAAATGCAGCAGTAAGTCGAGCATTGTTACTTCTTACTGATGCTCTTACGTCAACGTCAGATTTTTCTGGTATTGTTCTTGGTACTGCAAACTTGTACATGTATTGACCACCTGCACCAGAGAACTCAAAAGAGTGACCTATGCGGAATGCACCTTGTCCAAAGTAACGTATGTACATATCACCAGTAGCATCTGCATTACCTTGACACGTGGCTGCACCTTGTATCAGGTATCCTGTATATCCAGCAGGTACCGTGTAAATAGCCATCAGGGTTTGACCTTTACCCGCATTGATACGTAAGACTGTTACAGCAGACTTCTGTACGTTGATGGCACCTACATTTGTAGACCCATTCGATAGAAATGCACGATAGAGCCTAATATAAGAATTTGTAGATGTGACAGAGCCAGAACTACTCAGGGTGATCTCTTCTGACTGAGCATTATAGTCTGCATCTAGGCCAACTAGAGTAATCTTCTTACCGTTGTCTGCCACATTAACAGCAGGTATGTCTACAGTATCAGCAGTTGACCAAGAGGACCAAGGATAAGCTGTATCGTTTACATCCCAGATAGTACCTGTTTGGTTCTGTGACATGGCAGGTACAGCACCAAACTTATGTTCACTAGAGTATCCGTTGACTTCACCCTTGGCTATGGCAAGAGGGTCATGCTCATAGAGGTGTCGTGTCCAAGTTGTCATTAGTTCAACTCTGGTCTAATGGAAATTGATATGTTACTGTCGTTAGGAAAAGTCTCTACAGATAAATCACCGTAGGTAACTTCAAACTCTGCTTGATAAGAACCTGCTGTAGAAGTGTCTCCAGATTGCCACTCATACTCAACAACACCAGAAGTTGCAGGGCTTACAACAGTGGCACTTGCATCTATAGATACAGTACCGTCATTCAAAGACTTCATATGAAATCTTACTGTTGCATCAGTTAAGTTAATAACTGTCCCGCTGCCATCTTTTAATGTGGCCCTTATTTTTGGTGATGTATCATTTTGTTTTATGTGAAAAGTCATCATGCAGCCTTATTAAAAGTTTGCCCTAGAGAAGTTTTGTTTCTAGTGTTACTGTATAATTCTAGAGAGTTGTTATCTACTGCCTCAATATCAACACTGTTGGATGAAGTGGTACTTAATTGGACTAAGTTGTTCTCTGTAATTGATACACCTTGTTCATAACCGTCAAATTCAAATCTTTCCAGTATGAACGCTAATCTTGAGTCTTGCTCTGATAGTATGAACGTAGCTTGGTCAGCGAGTAAAGAGATATTAAGTTTAAAGAAGACATCTTGACCCGTCAAACCAAACGAAACAGCAGGTGCTAGTTCGCTGACACCTTTTAGTGCGTCCTCGCCAGTGACGACAAAGCTACCGTTCTGTACAGGATGCGTGATAGCAAAGTGAGCGGCTTGTCCAGCAAGCGTGTATGCAGCGTCAGCACCAATTTCGCTGATAGCCTTGAGAGCATCCTGACCTGTCAGACTAAAGTTGGCAGCGGTTGTTGAAACCTTAACAGATTTTGTGAGGTTTACATTTTGATCAGCTAGACTAAAAGTTGCTTCGTCTACAACAAAATTAAGACTTGTTGTTGCATCTTGTCCAGACAGCGTAAATGAAGCAGCGGGTGCTAATTCACTTATACCTTTAAGTGCCTCTTGTCCTGCAAGAGTAAATGAACCACTGTCAGTACTTAGGTTTACATTGAATGTAACCGACTGACCTGCAAGGCTGTACTCAGCATCAGAAGCTACCTCACTGATACCTTTTAGCGCATCTTGACCAGCTAAAGTAAAGTTAGCAGCAACAGGAGTAGCTATAACTTGTTTTGTAACGGTTACATCTTGACCAGTTACAGTGAAACTACTGTCAGCAGAAATAAAGTTAATACTGTTAGTAATATCTTGACCAGTTGAGGTAAGGGTTCCTGAACCCCCTGCAACCAACATATCTTTTAGTAAGACTACGTTTTGATCTGCTGTAGTAAATATACCATTGTTTGCAACCGTGTTTATTGCAAAAGATACATCTTGACCTGTTGAAGTAAACGATCCCGCATCTGTAGGTGCTGTAGTAGCAAATGATGTATCTTGTCCAGAGGATGTAAATAAACCAGCATCTACTGGAAGTGATAAATCTCCTGATACTTCTGCATCTTGACCACTAAGAGTAAAGGTGCCAGCTTCCGTAGAAATGGTAGGTATTATAGCAACTGTCTGACCTACCGTACTAAATGTTCCAGTATCAGCAGAAAGCGTTATGTTGAACTGATTAGCTTGGCCTGTGTACGATAGCACAACATGCCGTGCAGCTTCAGAGATAGCTTTGTTGTGGGGTAATCCTGTTAGGCTAAATGTTCCTGTTTCTGATAGCCTAGATATGCTGAACGTAGCCGCTTGGCCTGATGTGCTGAAGCTACCAGCGTCGATGCCTTCAACATACTGATTTGTCAGCGCAGCATCTTGGCCTGTCAGAGTAAATGATGCCTGATCAGCAGCAATATTTAGATCAGCCGTTAATGTTACGTCCTGACCCGTGACCGTAAAGCTGCCAGCGTCAACAGCTTCTACTGCCTGATATGCAAGATTTGCTGCTTGGCCTGTCGCAGAGAATGCACCGTGATCGACGGTTAAGCTGTAAGCTACCGCCGATACTGCGCCGTCGTCTGCTAACGGTGCTGATGCTAATGCGACAAAGCCAAGCATTTAGTTATTCCTCAATTCTAGGGTCTACCCAATCTAGGTTGAGTGTCCACGTTGTCCCATCGTAGAAGTATTTCCAACCAAACCAATCGTCTGGCTCTGTGACATTCTCATGCACTGTAACATTACTGCTGTTGCAATCGCCAATAATTAGTTCCTCTGGATCGCCAACTATGATCTTGTCAGACTGTACGTCCAATGCTTTGTCATCGGCAAACAAGTATAGAGAAATGTTGCTGTCGTTTCTGGTTATCGTTTTCATGCGTTGCCCTCAGTAATAAAGATGTCCGTTGTAGATGTCGCTCTTCCCACTTTGTAATCATTTGCCGTTGCCGTGAGTGTACCATCTGTGTCGGCGTAGTAAGTTGTCCCTATCGTCAAGCCTGTTTGCTGATCGTTGACCCCACCTAGAACCGTTATTGATCCTGAAGCTGTGTCAGATATTGCTTGTGTAGATACACCTATCCAACTGTCATTATCGGACGAAACGCTTTCTATGTTAAAAACGTATACGTTAACGTAATAGGATGTCCAGCCCGCTATTATTACACATTTATCTTTTACTGGATCGTAAGTTAATCCTGGGAACCACCCGTCACCTGAATAATCAAAAGTTTCAAGAGTGGAATCAAACGTAACGGACGTGCCGCTTACTGTGCCACCAATAAAATGCCCTCTACCGTAAACGGCTACTTTTCCAGAAGTTGTTGTTGGAACGCAAGTAATTTGATTTGTACTACTACTTTTCCAAGTAACGCCAGTACCAAAACTTAAACTAGTTCCACTAATAGAACCTACTTTCATAACTCCATAGTTGCTATTACTACCATCAGAATAGGCAAAGATTATTTTCTGGGATGTTGGATCGTAGTTCAATGCGCCCTGCGTTATTTGTTGTCCCTCTGATCCAATGCTACTCGCACTGCCATAAGATATAGATGTCCCACTAACTGTGCCTACAATGCTATAAATTGTACCTGTTTGTTCATATGTAGTAGCTATTTTTTGACTTATTGGGTCATAGACACACAGATTATATGTACTCCAAGTGATTGTACCTATTTGTGTACTTGATCCAAAAGATATTGTCGTACCACTTACCGTACCAACACTAGCACTTGTATAACCACTAGCGTTACTATGCATTATTACTACTTTATCTGCAGTTTCATCATAAGTAATTGGACAAGCCGATTGACTTGAACTTGC